AGAGCAATCGAGGCGCTAATAAAAAAATTTCTATTATCAATACTAAGAAGCTTCCTAAGTCGACAACATGTCTACTGTCAGAGGTCTAACAAACCAAAAAATCAAAGATCTTCTGAGTGGTGGCAAAGCCGATGTAGAAATCGATTCTGATGATTTGACCCTAGGGTTCAATTTCAACTCTTTTTATGAAGAGAACAAGCCTGCAGCTGAATTCACATTCGTCACTGGGTTGAATATTCTAAAGTGCAGGAAACAAGTGTTTGCTGCATGCAAGAGTGGGAAGTATGAATTCTGCGGAAAGAAGATAGTAGCAACGACTGATGATGTGTCAGCTACAGACTGGACCTTCAAAAGGACAGAAGCATTTATAAGAGCAAAGCTGATAAGCATGATTGAGAAGACCGGAGATGAAACTAGCAAAAAGCAGATGTATACTAAAGTGATGGAACTCCCTCTGGTTTCTGCTTATGGTCTGAATGTTCCTAACGAATTCAGCTCTGCTGCTTTGAGACTCATGCTCTGTATAGGTGGTCCGCTCCCGCTGCTCTCAAGCATTCCCGGGTTGGCTCCTGTTTGCTTCCCTTTGGCTTACTTTCAGAACGTGAAGAAAGAGCAATTGGGAATCAAAAATTTCTCCACATATGAACAAGTGTGCAAGATTGCAAAAGTTCTTTCTGCTTCAGGAGTTGAGTTTTCTGACCAAGTTCAGGAACTGTTTTCCAGTGTCGTTAAATTGTTAGGTGATAGTAACCCTGGCACAGCTGGTGCAATCTCTCTGAACAAGTATAATGATCAGCTGAAGCACATGGAGAGTGCTTTCAACTCGAAACTGAACATTGATGATTATGGCCAGAACTCCAAGCCTGGGTCATCTAAAAAGCCAAGCAAGTTGGCTCTTTAAATTGGTTATTGAATTTGGAGGTATTTTAATTTATATTTTAAGTTTGAAATGTGTATTTCAAGTGTTTAAGTGTGCTTCATTTAAGTTTAAAATGTGTGTTTTAAGTGTGTAAGTGTGCTTTATTTAAGTTTGAAAAAATAAACAAATAATAAAATAAAAGAAAAATAAAAGGAATAAAACAAAAATCCAAAAAAATCAAAAAAATAAAAAACCAAAAAGACCTCTAAGAGGCAAAGATTGGCCAAGTTTCTGTATCTAGTCTTTTCAGTGAATATTCAGAAAAACCACATGGAATATTACTTGTTTCTCCATTCAAAACTCGACTTGTAGTATTATGCCATCTTGTACCTTTAATAAAAATTGGTTTGGACTTGATCTAGTGAAAGAGATCTAACATCATGATATGGATCATAAAATAAAAGACACAAATTATGCCATTTTGTGCCTCTTAGAGGTCTTTTTATATTTTTATGGTTTTTTAATTTTTTTGTTGTTTTTGATTTTAGTTCTTATTCTAGTTATTTGATTTAATTTTTATTTATCACTTATATTAATTATCTTACAATCAAACACTATATAGCTTTTTGTATGTAAGCTGCTTGTGCATGCTTACAAGCAAGGCTTAGCATGTTGAGAAATTTAGTTCAAATTTCTCCTTTGGTTTCAGAGCAGCTTGGCTTTAGCGGATCTGCTTCAACATCTTCTAGCTCTCCAACATAGAAGTGCTGCATAGAGATGGATTCTTTCCAACAAGCAGGAGAAATGTTTTTTAGGTAAGTTAAAGTAGACAATGACTTTGGTAAAATCTCCAAAGTTCTTGAAAGAAAGTAAATATTTCCTGTAGAATCTTTTTGATAGCTTATCATTCTCCCAGAAAGATCATATGATTCATACTCTAGTTCCTTCTCGTACATCTTGAATGTAATTACAGGTTTTTTAAGAGCTTCTGACAGCTTGAGGGCAAAATTGGTGTGGACAATGATCATTTCTCTAGCAATCATTTGATTGTAGTTAGGATCACCTCTCACAACCTCTACAAGTCCAATCCTAGCCCCAATGCTCTTGTCACAGTACATATGATCCCTTTGTGGTGGTCCTGAACAAATGCTGTCTACTGTCTTGTTAACCAGTTTAATAGTTAAAGTAGTCCTCTCGTTGTTAAAATCAACAGTAGTTTTAGCATAAAGGCTAACAATTCGAGCATATTTGTCTGTCGGGATGCAAAATGTTCTAGCAAATGCACCTTCATCTTGGATTCCAGGGAAAGACACTCTATATTGTGATTTCAAATCAAAGTCCAATCTCTGCCTGGATGACAGCACCACTGTTTTATCAGATGCCAATTCAGAAGCTATCTGTATAGCTTTTACAGTGGATGGAGAGAGAACTCTGTTGGTCAAAGCAGAACTGTTAGGAATAACCTTTTGCTTGACAGACAAGATTTTCTCTTTGGGGATGTTTTCTCTCCAGTAAGAGGTTGTTTTGCCCATGACAGGGAATCCATAATCCAATACAATATCACCGTTTTCAGAGATAAAAAATTCATTCTTCTTGCACTCTTCCATGTACCAATCAAGAGGGGTTAAACCTTTGCTCTTGATCTTGGAGATTCCATAAAAGTCTTCTTCAGGTAAAATTCCTGGAGTCTTGGAAAGAGTTTCATCATTGGGGTTGAATATTTGATTGTGCATCTGGAACTTGCAGCCTGAGTTCTTGACGCCAGGCTTTGAGACAATGATGTCCATGATGTGGTTGCACAGAATGATGTCTAAACCGAATTTATCAAAATAATTGTAGGGGTGAAGAGAATTGATCATCTCTGCCTCATGCAATTTCACATCTTCATTCCTGCCAAGATCATCAATGCTGAACGCAGATTTTATTCCAGCATTTGTGTGCATAAACAAATTGAGAAAGTTTATACCCGATCCTGAGTAGATTGAATAACAATCGTTCACAGAACGACCATCCTTAGTGCCATAGGCTTTGCTAAATTCAGCTGCTGACATCTTTGCAGTAGACATGTCTGTGTTAGTATTTCTTTGATAATATGGAGATTTCTGTTTTTGAATTAATACCCTGATTGCTCT